TAGAAACAATTGTTCAGGTTTCCGCGAGCCAGCCAGAAGAGGGTGATGTTCAATCTGCCGCATTAGAGGCTCTAGTCCAGATCAATGCTAATCAGCCAGAAGTTGGTGATACTCAAGTAGCTGCTCTCACCACGTCATTGGTTGCCAATATAGCAGCAAACCAATCAGAAGAGGGCGACGTCACCGCGGCAGCATTAGTGACGCTCAGACAATTAACCGCCAACCAATTGGAGGCTGGCGATAGTCAAAACGTAAGCCTGCAGGTGCTGGTTCAGATTATTGCCAACCAGCTCGAGGCAGGGGATGCTACAGTTGCTTCTATGGTCAGCGGAGAGGCGCCTACCGCCCCGGGGTTAGAATTCACGCTGAACGAAAGCAGGTTACACTATATTTTGGAAGGAAATACGTTACATTACACTCTACCAAACAATAAATTGCATTATTCTTTCGAGAATAAGGATTAGCAAATGAGCACCGCACCGCAAAGACCATCAGCATCAGTAGGCGCAACAAAAAATGTTGCTGTCTCTTTCTCAGGTGAGCTCGATAGTGGGGAAAAATTAACGGGCACACCGACAATTGTAGAAGACACGACAAGCGATTTAACCATAACAAATAAAACGGTCAGTGTTGAAACATTGAATATTAATAAAGTTGACGTCCCTATTGGCGAGGCTGTCCAATGCAGTGTATCGGGATTCGTGTCAGATAATTTTCCTTATACGCTGAATATTGTTGCTGTCACTGATGGATCGCCGCCACAGACACTGCCGGGAAAGATAATTATTAGTGAGAATTGCTGATAATTAGCCAAAAAATCCAGAATCATCCTATGTCTTATTGACATATCACTTGTTATGACATATTGTCTATCTATACCGATTCATGGGGATAGATGTGACACCGAAACAACTCAAGAAACTCAGAAAGAAACTGGGATATTCGCTCGCCACAGCATCCAGCCTAGTTCACGTTACGCCCAGAACTTGGGCAAGATATGAGTCTGGCGATAGCCCGATATCAGAAACCGTGATCCATTTATTTGCCGTTCTGAATGGTCTGGAGTATCCAATCAAATGACAAAAGGACCTCCAGGACCCAGACCGAAGCCAAAGCCAAGGCCGAAAATTATCCATTATTCAGATAATGAATTGCGTGCTATGTGGCGTGATGCCGGCGGATTTTTTCATGGCCCAAATATTGAAACTGGGACTATGGAAGAAAAAGCATTACTGCGATTCATGCGTTTGTTAATCAACGGAAGATTAAAGCAGCGATAATCGATTTAAGTAGATATTAAATAAAAAGGGAGAATAAAATGGGACTGAAAGACAGAAAGGGTAAATTCACTATCGAAGACTGCCGAAATGGTCACGAGCACTTCGAAGAATGGTTTCAAAATACGAAAGGCATGCTTGAACAAGTTGTCGTTGTTCGATGTGAGCATATGGCGATCTCGCGTGGTTTTGAATATGACGCATACAGCCCTCATTTTGAAGAAGTACCGGTCGGCTGTAGTATCCCAGAATATGAGGCTATCATTGATTATGATGATGGCCATCTAGTATTTAAGGGATTCAAGAAGATTTAAAGTTTGTGGGTATGTAGCGCAACTGGATAACGCCACCACACATCAGGGCTGCTATCAGTGTGGGTGAGAAACGGTTACGGCTGAAATAGTAGTTGGCTTCCCGTTGCAGGTTCGAGTCCTGCCATACTCGCCATTTTTAATTACAACCAACCAAAACCAAGGAGAAAAAAGATGTCATCTACTGAAGAACAAATTGTTGAAAAAGGTCTCACGGCACCAAGAATCACGCCTGAAAGGATCGATGAGGTCATAAAAAGCACACAATATCATGTGTTTGAAGGCAGCCAGCTAACGGTTTGCTGTATTACGCTCACAAATGATTTCACTGTGACCGGCGAGAGTGCCTGCGCCAGCCCTGAGAACTTTGATGCTGAGATCGGCATGAATATCGCTTTCAAGCACGCTAAAGACAAAATCTGGATGCTTGAGGGATACTTGCTGAAACAGCAGTTATTCGATGCAGAAGGCGCTGAAAGTACGGAAGCATAGATTTAATGGACATCTTGCCTAACACGCAAAGATAAAAGGAAAACGCTCAGTCAGAAAGGTATCGCTTTTGTGCATGGCATTAGGCGTGCTGCATGGAAACGATAACCACTGAAAAGAGCATCCTGTCCGCCCAATTAGGATAAAAAATGAGAAATTATTGCTCCGTTTGCGATGGTAATGGCCACATCAAAGATATGAATGTGCCTTGGTGGAATTTCTGGGCGCGAGCAACATGCTTTGAATGCGGTGGATCCGGTTACGAATACCCGCCCTATGAGAGTCCGAAAGATCGGCCTAAGCCATCGCCTGCGCCGCCAGCCAAGAAGTGCGCTTGCTGGATGCGCTGCAAAGGCCAATGTTGGAATGACAAGAATCAATAGCTTACAGTCAATAGTTAGATAGCACTTTAGAGGTTTCACTTGGAACAACAAGGCGCATTTATATGACTATAAAAAATACTTGTAGCAAGTGCGATGAATTAAATGATAGGCCAGGCCAGCGGTATTGCAAATCATGCCACGCTGAATATATGCGTAAAAATCGTCCGACCTATTCAGAGTTAACAGAAGAGCAGAGGAAAAAATCAATCTGCCGAAGCTATTCAAAAATACTCGTTCGGCGTGGAAAGCTGATCAAACAACCCTGTAAATGCGGCGATGAAGATACCGAAGTACACCATCATGATTATGATAAGCCGAAGGAAGTAGAATGGTTATGCAGAGCCTGCCACTTGGAATTACATCGGAAATTAACTGAAGCGGCATAATCAGACAAAAAAGGATAGCCATGCGTAATCTAAATAAAATAATTGACCAAATCGTGGAGGTCGCACCAGACCTAGAGCCTCGTTTCGAATCTTTGAAAGCTAGCATTGGTTATACCGCGCCGGAAATGATGGCCGGAAGGTGGTCTGAAGCGGCATCAATACTGAATCTAAACGCTAAAGATCATCCAAAAAGAGATGAAATATCAAAAATATTTAGCGGTGATTAATCATTTCCCAAAGAAAAAGCCCCGGCCATAAGATTTGACTGGGGCTTTTTTGTGAGGCATATTCGATGTGCGGATCAAATATGGTAGTAATTCTGAATCACCCCTCCATATTTGTCAACTCGTCGTTTTCGGGATACCCACGGCAGAACGTTATCTGTGTGGCGAATAATACTTACGGTAAGAATGGACGCCCTTCGACCGGGGCGGTTAAAACCATTTTAGTGGACACGATGGGTTTCTTGACCAGATTGCAATGATTGCTGAAGGTTGTGGACAATATCTATTCTTACTGCACGCATGATGGATAAGTAATAACTGACTAGGTGTCCCTAAGGTCATTAGTCGTTTATATCTGAAGTAAAGTGGCTCCAGATTGTTATCGGATATTTTGGGAATATTATGGGTAATAAAAAACAGCGAAAAAGAAGGAAGAAAAAGGCTCCAATGGATATCGTAACAACGGTTTGTCCGCTGTGTATTGCGCCAATGGAAAAACTTTATAGTAATGGCGGAGAATGGTTTAAATGCACTCGCCGGGCTTGCGGACATATCCCCTCAAGAGATCAGATGAGCAAGAAGCGAGAAGCTATGCAGAAGGTATCTGATTATCTAGCTAAAAAGGCAAGAGAAAAAAAGGTTGAGGAAAAGGCTATCCAAAACCCATCTAAGGCAGCAAAATTTAGTCGTAAAAAGCCCCGCAAAAATGGTGCTCACAGGAGTAACAGCTTATCTCCGATTACGACCCCAGGCCACGATACTCAAGAACATCTGGATAGGATTAACATACAGCCACTCAAAGAAGGTGAATTGCCGTGGGAAATATAACCAAACAACCTAAATTTAGATGATCATCTAATAGCACCTAAATACCGAAAAGGGATGAACCGACATGACACATTTAATGTTTAATATGCGCGAAGCCAGCGAAACAGGACTATCTGGACATCCTCAAAAAGTAATGAAAGAGCTTGGTATTACATACCAACACGCAGTCCCACAGAGCATTTCTGATACTTGGGAGTTTTGGAATTGTGAAAACGTGCCAGATGATCTGCCAGCCTTCTTGGAGGTAAAAGACTGGAACCCCATGGATAGAATCGGATGGGGATTAAGCCAAGAAAAAGCCGAAGAAATACGGGATTACAAAAATGGATAAAATACCGAAAAGGGATATCTAATGAATGAGAAAACTGAAAATAAAGTAATAAATCCGCCTTGGATTGAGTTCCCAGATTATAAACCTGGTTGCATGGGATTTAGAATGGGGGGTGGTGAAGATTATATGGATAAATGGAAATCTTTTTTGAACAGCTTATCCAAAAAGCAAAAAGAAGAATTTAAATTAAAAAATCCAGCACCTGATGGATGGGAAATATATTACCTACCATTTGAAAAGGGATGAACATGACTGCGAAATCAAAATTTAGAGGTCACGATATTTACCAAAAAAATGGTAAATGGTTTTATTTGGACGGTGATATAGTTGAGAATAGAAAATCATGTGGTCACTGCGGAAAGCATGATACTGAAGAAGGTCATGACGGATGTTTAGGGACATTACCTGGCGTAATGAACGCATGTTGTGGTCATGGGCAAGCGAATGAAGCATATGTTCAATTTTGGGACGGAATTTGTATCCGTGGTCACTCTGCAATCATAATTGCAACGGAATTAAAAAATTCAAAACCAGATTTTACAGTCAAGATAGGCGTATAAATGACAATTACTGATCCAGCCGCGCTTGAAATTATTAAGAATAAAACTGGAATAAAAAACGACCAAAATATAAAAAATGATAATCTGGTTAATGTCCTGCCAACCGCTTAATAAGGGATTCAGATGAAAAAAGAGCGCCTAATAATAGATTTAAATACATGTTCAATGTCAAAACTTGATCAATTGGTAGAAAAAACAGGTGCAGCTACAAGAGCAGAATTTATCAGGAATTTATTGAGCTTTTCAGAGGCTGCTATCGATAATATTGAGAAAAAGAATGAGATTCTACTGAAAAATAAAAATGGAATAATATCCAAATCAAACTTTGAGTATATTTTAATGAGAAAACCAGCAACCGCTTGAAATAGCAGAAGAATATTAATCTGTGCTATAAATACGGTTAAGACATATAAGTAACTGGACGATTGAATCAAGTATTATGGCTACCGAAAAGAAAAAAACTGTCAAGAAAAAAGCGAAACATCGGCGTGGTGCCAACGTAAATACCACATCGAAGGCTAAATCCAGAAGTCAGGATCGTAGCGAGATTGCCCTGCAGCACAGAATTAAAGGCCTGTCATATAGCAAGATCGCTGCAAAAATGAATATTTCGAAGTCTCAGGCGCATACATTGGTCGTGAAAGCGCTTGCGGAAAGTTCATCCAGAATTGCTAAAAGTGCCGATGATTTGCGTGATCTGGAATTGGAACGGCTTGATGGTCTACTGGAAGGAATTTGGGCGAAAGCGAAAAAAGGTAGCCCACAACATTCGGCCCAAGCGCTGAAGATCATGGAGCAACGCCAGAAGCTGACCGGTATCCAGGCAGCGCCGCAGGTACTGGGTGAAATCATCGCCGAGACTGGATCTGCCGATAAACCAAGCCTCAGAGTTAGGGTTACCTATGTCGACGCAAAGCCTCGAGAAGATTGACGACGACGAAGGCCCTATAGTCGATGTCAATATCCCATCAATATTCAAAGACTTAACCAAGCCATCAAGATATAAAGCCATCCATGGCGGCCGCGGATCCGCAAAGTCCTGGTCTGTAGCCCAGCAATTAGTTATCGATTGTTTGGATGGCTATCAACGAATCCTGTGCGCACGCGAATATCAAACAACGATAGCGGATTCAGTTAAGCACGTCCTTGATAGCCAAATAGAAAAAATGGGGGTGCAGGATTTATTCCATTCAACCAATAACAAGATAATCAATAAAGAAAATGGAGCACACTTCCTGTTCCATGGTTTTCGCCGTGACCCACAGAAAATCAAATCACTTGAGGGCGTGACCAGGGTATGGATTGAAGAGGCTAATACGGTTAGCCAGGAAACTATTGACGACTTGGACCCGACCATTCGAACAGATGACTCTGAAATATGGTTCACGTTTAACTGCAAGCACAAGACCGACCCGGTTTACAATATGTTCATCACCGAAGGTCGTGATGACGCTATTGTTATCAATGCAAACTATTACGACAATCCATATTTCCCCGAAGTGCTGCGAAAGCAGATGGTATATGACAAACAGCACGATGACGGTAAATATCGCCATATCTGGCTGGGTGAGCCCCAGGTAAATTCAGAGCAGCTGGTATTCAATGGCAAATGGAAGCGCGACACGGATATTGCCCCAGGCGAAGATACCGTTCTTTACTTTGGCGCTGACTGGGGATTCTCGCAGGATCCGACATGCCTGGTCCGGATGTGGCTCAATGAAGAAAAGCGCGAAATCTATATCGATTATGAGGCCTATGGTATCGCCGTTGAGATTGATGATCTCCCGGATATGTTTGAAACAGTTCCCGGGGCAAAGAAATGGAAAATAACCGCTGATAGCGCACGTCCTGAAACAATCAGCTATATTAAGCGGAAAGGTTTTAAGATCGAGGGCGCCAAGAAGGGTCCTGACAGCGTTATTGAAGGGGTTGAATTCCTAAAAAACTATACAATCGTTGTCCATCCAAGGTGCACGCATGTCATTGATGAGCTCGGGCTGTATAGTTACAAAACGAATAAATTAACTGGCGAAGTTTTGCCTATACTCGAAGACAAGAATAATCATACAATTGACGCAATCCGATATGCACTGGAACAGGTCGCTTTCTCAAAACGAGC